TTAATGGTCATGATTTCTATTCTACCGTTGCTATCGCTACTGAAGGTTTGGAAGGACTAAGTGCGGATAAGAAAGCTGATAATTATTTAGGAAAAGTTAATAAAAATTTAAGGCAGAAAGCTAAAGCTTATAGTCTCGGCATTCCATATGGGATGGAAGAGTATGCTTTAGGGAAAACTTTAAATATTCCTCAGTCTGAAGCAAAAAGGCTTATTAATCAGTATTTAAATGCTTATCCTGAGCTTAAAAAGTGGATGGAACGTAGTAATGAGATGTGTGTTACACAGGGCTATGTTAAGTCTGAAGCTGGTAGAATACGTCACTTTCCTAAAGCTCCTAAGATATGGTACAGCCATGGTAAAGATATATTAGATTCTTTGAAGCTATGGTCTAAGTACCATGAGCGACCAAAGTTATATCAACAAATGAAATTTTTACGTAAAGAAGTTAAAAACTCTCTTAATAATGCTAAAAACTTTCAAATTCAAAGTTTAGCAGCTTCTATTACTAATAGAGCTTGTATAGCGATTAATAGGGAGTTAAAGCGCTTAAAGATTGACGGCTATGTATGTGCCCAAGTTCATGATCAAATTATTACTAGAGTTCCTGAGGAGCATGCGGAAAGATGTCGTAAGATTGTCCAATATTTAATGGAAAATACTTATAAAATTAGTTTGCCTTTATCGGCACCAGCAGAAATTGGAAAGGACTTTTATGAAGCGCATTAAGATGACTGAAGCCGAATGGGCACAAGAATGGCTAGAAGCGCTGCAAATGGAAGAAGAGCTTAACATGGCTTCTTATAATGTTGGCGATAGGGTTGAAATTAAGAAAGAGCGTAGTAAGTATAATGGAAAATATGGGGATGTTATAGAGGTAATTCACGATAAGTGGTATGGTCATCTGCATAAGTACGTTGTGCGTTTTGATGATATGGAGCCTATGATGTTTGAAGAGGATGAGTTGTATAAATCATGGCATAGAGGATCTAAGTGTGAATGTGGTGGCGAATATGATTCTATAGAAAATCACTATGATTGGTGTCCAAAGTATTATACTTGGAAGCATAAGTTTAAGAAATAAGGAGCTAATAAAGGCTTTTTAATATTGGAGTATTATATGAGTAAAATTAAAATTAGAGAGTCCGTTGCTAGAGGTTCGTTTTCCTGTAAAGGTGAAGCTTCGACAGGAAGTATTGATATTGAAGGAAGATCTTTTGGAGGTAATGAAAATGCCACATTGATTACTCTTAGTGACGGGCAGTTTAAGTTTACACAATTTATTAGGCTATCTGATGATACAGTTCAGTTAATGATTAGAGGAGATTGGGAAATAAGAGAATTTATTTTAGCTTTAAAAGAATTTGAACAAAGATTTTTAACTGCTAATGAGGAGTACACTAATGATAAACTTTATAGTGAAAATAATTATTAGATATTTAAAAGGAGCTTGGCAATCATTTAAAATTGGCAAGCAAGAACAAATAGTTAACAAAGCCAAAAAGGAGGCAAAACGTGAAGTTAAAGAAGCTAATGACAGTTATACTGAGCTTATGGATCTGTACACCGATTATAGCCAAGGAAGTCAAGGAAAATCCGCTGAAGAAAGCCAAGTTGAAGAAAACCAAGGTCCAGAAGGAGATAAAGAAAAATCCTAAAGAGGATCTGGAGCTGAATAAGGCTGTGGATAAAAATCCTAAAGAGGACATTGACTGGAACAAAATTAGGGTAGAAAGTAATATAGTTACGTGCCCTGGAGTGCTTGAAAAGTGCATTGATACTGCTAAAGAACAAAATGAGGCTATTAAGAAGCAGGGTAAGGTTATTAAGGAGCAAGATAAGCTTGTTAAAGATCTTAAAAAGCAGAATAAGAGTCAAAAAAGTACTATTAATCAATTAACTATTGGAAGTGTTTTGAGCGTACTTCTGCTACTACTATAGGCTAGTAATGATAAAGGTAAGTGATTATATATATAAAAAGTGTGTAAACTTTGCCCATGATCGTATTGGATTAAGCGCTGATGAGTATAAATATCGTGGAGAGTCTAGCGTGCCTAAAATGGTTGAAGATGTTATTATCGGTACTGTAGGAGAATGGGGCGCTTATAGGTTCCTGCGTGATCAAGGTATTAAAGTTTCTAAGCCTGATATGAAGATATACGAGGTTAAGCGTAAAAGCTTTGAGGCTGATCTTATGGCTGAAGATGCTATATATCATGTAAAGAGCCAATCTGTAATATCAAGTAAGCGATATGGACATAGTTGGCTGCTGCAGAGGTACGATAAAGTAGTTAATAATCCTAAGGATAATGAGTATTTTATATTTACTGAAGTAGATGGTAAAAATGTGCGCATATTGGGTATTATTAAATGCTGTTTATTAAAAGAGCGTGGGTTATATGGAGAGTGTAAGGTGCCTTGGTATAGAAAAACTAAAGTAGCCATATATTTAGATGATATTAACATGCCAGAATTATTTGATTATAAGGAGTAGTGGATGAAAAAATTTAAAGAAGGTAGGGATGTGTTAAGGGTACAAGGGTATGATGGAAATTGGAATTATGATAGTTATATGCATGGTATGTATAATGGCATGGAGTTGATGCTATCTTTAATAGAAGGAAGAGAGCCTGAGTTTAAAGAGGCTCCTTTACAATATAAATGTATTAAAAAGGAAATATTTAATGAGCAAAAAATTAAAAGTAAAGACATTTAGACAATCCGGTTTGCCGGTAGATTTAGACCAGTTTGATGCTTTTGATAAAGAGTGGAAAGATGGATATGATGCTATTATGGAAAAATTTGGTCGTGATATGCAGAAAATTCATGAGCATACAGAAATGCTTCAAGAGCAGTTAAATGCTAAATATGATACTGTAACTGAGTGGGATTTTATGGCAGATTCACATGATTTATTAAGAGCTGTAGAGAAGTATGGACCTATAATAACTGCGACGCATAAAGAAACAGGAGAATTGCTGTACATTATAGCGGATCAAGGTCTTTAAGGTCTTTAATTCCTATTGTAATTATTAAACGTGCTTGACCGTCTTTTGACGGTCTTTTTTTTGATATTAAGTCGCAAAATATTTTATCATTAACATTTAAGTTTTGACAGCCTGCTGGTGGTTCTATGTTGTAGTACTTGGGATCTGTTAAAAGGTCTAATAAGGGTTTTTCAAAGTTAGTTACATCATGCGTTCTAGAGCTAATATTGCCTTTTTTAGTGAAGAAACTGGGCATAGCAGCCCATATCTCTACCGTATAATAATGAGACTTTGGATCAAAAGTATTCCTTAGCCTTTTTAATTTCTCTTGATCCTGGTCTCGATTTAGTAGATTATGGACGTTATACGACCACTCTATAGCTTCCCTAGTTTTAAACGAACGCTGTTTGTGATACATTTTATTGATTGAAAATGTGCCAATGGGAAGCTCAAAAGTTTCTTTTATTTCTTTAATAAAGCCTCTTTAACTTTAGCGACGAGTTCGTCGTCTACAGTGTTATCGCTAAGCTTTACCAACTTTTCTAGTAAAAAAATAATAATCTCTTTTACAAAAGCTTCTGTCATTAAAGCTGATAGTATTGCCATTCCAATTTGTTTTAATACTGCCATGTTATTCTCCTTTTAATTCCCAAGTATTGTCTGGGTTTTGCTTAAAGTGTGTTTTTATTATATGTTCTATTTCATGCGGTTTTATAGTATCTGGATTATAGTCTAATTTTGAGCACATCTTTTTTAATACTTTTAAATATATAAGTTCCGAGCAATTGCGACCTTCTTTCCAAGGATTTTTAGATATAAGTCCTAAGTCTATTAAAAAAATACCTAAGTTTTGTAACATGCCATACTTTTTACCGCATTCTTGCCAACATGATTTACGTATTTCTAGTTCCAATTTTTTGTCTACTAAGAGTGTATATTCCGCTACTATTTCGTGCTTAGTGTTGAAAATAGATTCATGTTCGTAGTTAACATTGCCTTCACTGGCTTGGTAGTAGCCGGCTCCCCAATCATGCCTAATAACTTCACGAGCAACATGGCTGTAAGGCTTTTTAGTCCACCACATTATAAGACGTGAAAATATAGGCATTTTAACTATAGACTTTGTAAATACAATCTTAAGTTCTGTTTTCATGCTATTCTCTGAAGTATTCCAATGTTAACATAAAATCATGCTTTTCCCCCACTGGATGCCTCATTATTACTTGAAATTGATTTGTATTAAATGGGACTCCTGTGGAAGTTTTACTCATATATTTAGCTGCTCTTCCATCTGTTTCAATTTTTTGATCTACTCCTACATATTTAAAATTTATACCTCCTGCAAATTCTTTCGCATGATATACTCCGCTAGATGCTGGGTATTCCCAAGCACTGTTAGTTGTACTATCTATTACGCCTCCTACAACCCACATTCTAACATCGGTGGTTATAGCTGTATGAATATCCACTGTTCCAGAAATTACTTCATAGTCATAATCTGGTTTTATAGTTAATCTCGTTTCTACACAGTATGTGTCTATATCTGATTGAGTAGTTACCTCAGTTCCGTCTGATTTATAAAATTTTAATATATAATCTGCCCTGTCTACATTTTTCCAGTTTTTTGAATGTACGCTATTTAGCTTTGAAGTAGTAAATTCAAATGGATGTCCTAAATAGGTCCAGCCTTTTTTACCATAGGCGGTTCTATTTATTTGCCTACCTTCTTCATCTATTTCTAACAAGTCTATATTTTTTAATCTATTAATTTGATCTGCGGTAGTAGTATAGTAAGATACTCCGTTACCTATTTGTAATTTTCCAGAACTAATTTTATCTAATATGTCTGAATTATTACCTGCTGCTATGCGCTTTTCATCTGGTATCTGATACTCTTCATTAGGAACTATTTCTTTTCCTACAATACTATGGTTAACTGTGTCAATATTTTTTATGTAACATGGTATAAAACTCATATTTAATCCTTATGGTAATGCTTTAAATTGCAATAATACTGATGCATCAGATGCGTTATTTCCATTATCTATATACTTAACATATATTTCATCACCTTGTTGAAAGTCTTGATCAATGATATCATCTACAAAAAATTGAGTATTTGTTTTTGAGACACTGTAAAATGCTGTACCAGTTGTAGAGTTTATTCTAAACTCTAAAGTATAATCTGCATTACTTTTAGAGTTACTAAATGCAAATTCTCCTAAATTTGATTTTGTAGGTACAATAACTGGGGTAGAGTCTCCAGGTATTAACGAACTGTAACCTAGAAAAGTATTGTCAGATACTGTACCATTGTGCTGCAGTATTAAAGTATATCTAGGTGTATTGAGTGCAGTATCTGCTGTAGTAGAAGCCTCTTTAATTGCCAATTCTGTATTAGTTTCTGTCAGTACTGAACCAGTTGGATCAAATTTTTGACTGTAAGCATTGTCTGGATGTTTTATGTATGCTATTCCTCTAGCAACACTCAAGTCTTCAGTTCCATCGTTAACAACTACGTCTCCGCTTGTTATTAATGGACTTAATTCCGTTACTGAATCAGAACTAGCTAATAACATATAATCAGTAACTTCTACAGTTATTTGTCCAGAAGCTGGTATTGGCAATCCTAAAGAAGTTATATTTATTATTGATCCTGTAGTGTTTTTTAATATTTTCATTAACTGGCATCTCCTTTTACGTAGACTGTTACTACTGGGTTTTTAGCTGAGCCAGATTTAACTTTAGCTGCCAGTTCTTTTCCTGTAGTTATAGAGACGCTGTAAGTTTGTTTTTTAAATCTTTGAGCCGTTAGACTAATAGTAGCTAATTCTGTATATGTAGTACCGTCATGCTCTTCAATTGCAATTTCGAATGTATTTGAATTTTGATTTGATACAGAAATTTGTGTAATAAGAGCATCGGTAAGATCTACTGGACGCCCTGTAATGTTTGAGGGTACTGTTTCATTGTTAAGATATGCTCCAGAGCTTACATTTCCTGAGCGTCCAAAATTAAAACCTGGACTAGCTCCTGTACCACCTCCAGCGGCTAGTTCATCTAATTGGGCTTGTATATCGGTGCCAGTAAGACCGCTAGTTACGTTATCGGCTGGAATGTTTTCAGCATCTAGAACGTATTCTTCGTGGAAGTCTAGCTCGACTCCGTTTTTTTCACCTATAATGACTTTTACGTTATCAGCCACGTTAGCTCCTGTTTAGTTTTTAACTATTATTATAAAGACAAGGGCTGTAGAGCCCCTGCCTATAAAAAGCCTAAAGATTAGGCGTTTTTCTTAACAAATTTTAACTTAACAAGTAAGTCAGTAGCATTTTTAGCAATACCAGCTTGCCAAACATACTGTCCAGATCCGGAAGGGATTGTACTAGTTAAAGCACTTCCGTCCCAGTAGTACTTATCTCCTACAGTAGCAGAAGTAAGAACACCGGTAACTACAGCATCGTTAGCAGCAAATTTAACAGGGTTTCCAGATAGTACAGTTTCTAAAGCAATACCAACACCATAGTTGTTTGCATTGATAGGCATTGGGCTTACTGTATCGTTAGCACTGAAATAAACTAAGTCACCAGCGTCAACATTTGCGCCAGTGTTAGAAATTTCTTGATCGTACTCGTTAGAAGCTAGTAAATATAGCTCGTCTAAAGCACCTTCTACGTTTGTTGAAGTAAAGTAACTATTAGCATCTTCAATGCCGATTAGAGAAGCACCTTCTCCGTTAGTGTTTGAAGCGTAGTCACCGTGCTTAAGGTCTAACTTTTCTAAAGCTGCATAAATAGCATCGTTGTCTGCAAGTACGTTAGATTCAGTAAAGTCGTAAGTACTAGAAGTGTCACCACCGATTTGAGCTTCTAATTCGTTTAGAGCTGCTTCCATGCTATTTCCTGCGTAGTATGCACTAGCATCTTCGATACCAATAACTGCAGCACCTTCGCCAGTAGACGTAGAAGCTAGTAAGCTCATAGGGATAGCATCGTCAGAAGCACTATCAATTGTCAAAGTTGTAGGATCTCCTACGTTTGTTAATTGATTAGATCCCATTGATTGATCGCCAGTGAAAGCTCGTGTTCCAGCAACTAAGATGTACTGAGTGTGGTCGTCATCGCCTAGCCCAGTTAAAGAACCGTGATCGATGTCACCAAAGTCTAACATTGATGGATCAATTTTACCAGCAGCATCTAGTACAATTGGTTTTCCAGCATCGGCAACGCCTGCTGAAGAGTTAATAAAATCAGATTGCTCGTAAGCACCTGCACTTTCTTCGTAGTCTCCGTTTGAATCTACAAAAATAAATGATTTAGCCATTTAGTCCTCCTTAAGGATTCCGGTGTCTGGATCATAGCCAAAAGCACCTTCAATCCCATGTTTGTTTTTAAGTTCTTCTATAAATTTACGATGTTTCTCTTTAAGTTGCTCAAGTTTCTGCTTGTTTGTTTTGACTTTTTCATTCAATCGTTGAATTTCATAATCCATGATAGTTACTTTTTGCTTCAGAATGTTTTTCTGTCCTTCTATCAGGGCAATATCCTTTTGCGTTAACTGCATTAGTAGTGTTTGCTCTGCTTGCTCGCTGTGGTTAGCGTTTAGTTTTAGTATTTCTACTTCGTCTAAGCACTTTTCAGCCGGCTCTTTAGACTCTGTAGATTCTTCAACTTTAGCGGGAGCTTTTAGTTTTTCAGTTTTAGCCTTTTTCACTACTTTTTTTGCTACTTTTTTCTTTGTTTGTTTTTTAGTCATATTTAGTCCTTTACTTTAGTCTTTTATAGTATTTATTATTATTATGCTCGTTTAACAACCCTTTCTACCTGTATTATTATACTTGATGTTGATCTTGGAGTGCCTATGCGTATTACATAGGAGCCTGATGCTGTAGGCGGGTTAGCTGTTATAGCTCCTGCTGTAGCATCGCTAAGGTAGTATTTTTTAGTAACGTCTAAGCCTCCAAATACTGATGCCGTATATCCGGTTACTTGGACGTTGCAGTCAGTAGAGGTATTTTTTGTAACACATATCCCTATTATATTTGAATTTGTTAGAGTATCGGCTTGAGCTTTGACTACTGTTCCAGCACTTAGTCTTACTATATCGCCTACGCTAACAGTAGCATCGCAGGTCATGTTTTCTATTATGTTGTCGCCTGTAGCTAAGTTAGTATAATCTGCAACGGTGTTTGCATATTCAGAGTTTTGCGGATTTGCACCACCTCTCTTAAATATATCATTTTCGTTGCACTTATTTTTACTCATTCGAGTCCTTTGAGATTAGTTATAGCTTAATTTTTACGAGCTAGAACTAGGCTTTGGTATTATCTTGAAGTTTTTTTCGTTTTTCTTCTTCGACTTTATTTTTTTTCTTTTTGAAGTGGTTACGAATGTCTTCTACTATTGATACAGGTCTTAGGTTTTTACCCTTATTTCGCTCTTTAGCTTCCGCCACGGCTTTATCGAAAGCTGCCTTTTGCTGCGCTTTGCTCATGCTACGCTGCTTTTTAGTAAGATCAGAGCCTCTTCCTAGTGATTCTACTGAGCCTAGTATGGGCATTGCTGCTGTAGCATCCTCGCCTGTAGCTAGAGCTGCTATAGCTCCTACTACTGGTAAGCCTTTTAGGCTGCGTCCAATTTTAGCTAAGCGCTTTAGCTTTGAAGCTTTTTTAGCCTTGGCAATTTTATTTTCCCAGGCGCCAATTTTAGATATTTTTTTAGTTTCTGCTTTTTTGTCAATTACAGGGGCGCTAAAATTGCCTTTAGTTACCTTTTTGTCTGAGATTTTTTCTGTATAGCCTTTACCTTTAGAGGTTTGCGAGGTATTAATGCGCTCTGTAAAGCCTGGAGCCCGGTCAACAACTTTAAATTTTCCCTCTTTAGCGCCTTGAGACATTTTTTGACGAAATTGTTCATATTCTTCCTTAGTTTTGGTTTTTTTAGCCTGAGCTATAATACGGTTAAATTCTTCTTTAGTATATTCTTTCATATTAACAGTCCCATTTTCTTAGTGATTTGTTTATACGACTATTTGGATCGTTTGCTGTTTTAGCACTTGTTAATTTACTTTTCATTCCTTTCATGCGGGCACAGAAAGATTTGCGTCTTTTAGCCTTTGCTTTTGATTTTATTGCTGCTTTAGCACTTACTGGAGCCTTTAAATTTGAGCCAGTAGCTTTATTGTAAGCATCTCGACCTTTTTGATTTAATCCGCCTTTTGGATTTTTATGCTCTATTTTTAGCGCAAATTCTTTTTTCTTTTTGTCCACTATGAGCCTCCATTAAGTATTACTAGCACTGCTGTGGCTATTGAGCCTATTACGGCTAGTACGCCTAGTAGTTTGCCGGCACCTTTCATTTGGTTAACATGGTCTTTTATAGGCAGTAGGGCTTCTTCTACGTTTTCAGTGCGCTTCATGTGAGATTTTAGGTGGGCATTGTGGATACCTTGTAGATTCTCTATGGCACCTATTCTGGTTTCCATAGATTCTAGTTTGTGAATTATTATTTTAGTATCTTTACTGTCCACCGTTAGCTCCTTAGAATGTATCTACTTCTGTGTGCGCTGGAAGCTCTTCAAGCGTAACTTGAGTATCTCCAAGTAATATCTGCCCTTCCGGTCCAAACTCTGTACTATTAAAAGTTAATGTTGTTGCTGTTGCCGTAAAAATATGACTTCGACTAAATTGAGAATATTCAAAACCAGAATCTCCCGGTCCACCTTCTCTACGAGCCCTAGCTATAGTGCTCCCGTTATGTACTGCCTCAAGAAGCATACCGCCCCCATTACTTCCACTAAAGTAGGGGTTCATAGTCACTTTATAAGTATTACCTATAACTAGATTTTGAAATCTTAAATCTACAATGTCGGTAACATTACTAAGTACGTTAGAACTAAGAGTTTTTGTTTGCCACTTAGTAAAATTGGGCTGAATAACATCGGGCAGTTCGGCGATTTTAGTAATGTTTATCCAAGTATTAACAGCATCATCACTAATACTACTATTTCCAGAACCTTTTCTTAGTTGTAGTTCATCACCCTTTTGTAATTGTAAAGTAGCTGAACCAACTTCTCCAGTAGTGCTTTCTACTATTGTAAGTCCTATTTTCTGTGTTCTAGTTCCGTTTATATATATATCAATATTGCCATCATCTGCTGTGCCTAATCTTACTGCAGAAGATATAGAATAGATACCTCCTTCTGGGGCTGTAAATGTTCCGCTGGACCATGCTGCGTGAGTATCTATTATATTTGTGAAATCAATTGGAGTAACGTCTGAAGTAACTGATCCAGTAGTTGATCCTCTACCTAGTACGTATACTGTGCGACCGCTTGAGTCGGATGCTTTTAAGTCTGGTTGTGCTAAAATTGATATTACTCTTCGAACACCTCCAACGGCTCCGGAAGCTCCATCATTATGAGGTCTAAGAACATCTCCAGCTTTTAAAGGAATTGATACTGTAACACTTCCCCCAGCATTAATAGGAGTTAGGTACGTTAACGCCTTTCTATCGGCTTGTGTAATTGATTGGATTGAAGTCGTTAATTGATTTGAGTTTAAGGACCACCCAATATAGCCTAAACTGGAAAAAGCATCCGTATACGTAGCAGTAACTAGACAGTCTTTTCTAGCTGTAACAGAAAAACCATTTGCAGACGTGCTTTCTATTTCAAGTATACCTGCGCCATCTTCTGTAAATGAGTCTACTGTAGGTATTTTATTATTAGTAGATCCGTTTGACGAGCCATCAAAGGTTTCCACATAATGAAATCCTATGTCGCCAATAGCACTTGTTTCTGCTGGACCAACTCTAAAGTTGTCAATTTTAATATCGTAATCATCTGTATCATTGCTGCCAATATGCACTAAAACTCTGTATGATGTTGAACCACCGCTAAAGGTTGCATAGCCCAGGTACTTTCCTGCAGGGCTTTTGGCTTCTACGCCAGCTTCGACTAGGTTTATTAGTCGGCTGTTAGTAACATCGTAGAGGTACACCTTAATATTATCAGTGCTATAATCTGCTGTAACGCTATAGTCAAAACTAACTGCGGCTAGTTGACCTTTATCGGCATCATCAATGCTAAAATCATAACTAATTCCTTCACCTTGTCTTGAAGCTGCTCCATTTTTTTCAATTAAAAAGCTTTTAGTTCCTCGAAGCGGGCTAGAGCTAGAAGCGGTAAATAGAATACTAGCACTTCCTCCAGTACCATCTACTGGAACTTCAGAAGAGTCATTGTAAGTTGACCAGCCTGTAGTCCCACCTTCAGCGTCATTATTTTCTATATAGTTTATGCCGCTAGAACCGCTACCAACTGTTTTCCACTGAGTTCCGTCATAGACGTATAAGCCTTCCGAGCGGCTAGTACCATCTGAGTAGAAAAACTGTCCTTGGATTGGTGAGCCTGGATCGGCATCTAGGGGGTTAAGCTTTTGAGAGTCTATCTTTGTTCCAACAAATTCCCAGGCAGAGTCTCTGTAGATATACAGACCTTCAGTATTTGTAGTACCGTCGTCGTAGTAGATCATGCCTTCTACGGGACTAGTTGGGGCTGCACTTAGTCCGTTCTGTTTAAGCGTATTTAGGCTTATATTTTTACCAATAAAGCTCATTCTATGTTCTCCTATGTAGTTAATTTTAGCACTTTGAAGTGATAAAGCTAAGTTGTTGATTTTATTAACTATGAGGGTTTTTAAGCCCTTGTAGGTTCTTTTATGTTATAGTGTTATATTTTGCTTTAGATTTTAAGGGCTATATGTAGCTATATAGCCCTGTTTAGTTATTTTTAGTTCTTTCGAGACTATCTAATACTAATTATACTATAAACCAGTTAGATCCGTCAAATACGTACCGGTGTGAGGCGTAGTCACTGTTAATAACATGGGTTGCGCTGCCATCGATATTATTGCCGTTTCCTGACACTGTTTTATTATTAGTGCTTGCATTGCCCGCTGCATCTTTTATGACTATGTAGTCGTCTGTAGCTGGTGAGGCTGGCAAAGTAATGGTGTAGGCAGTGCCTGTAACCATATAGGTTTTACCGGCTTCAGCGTTAAAGGCTGATGCTTGAGCTTCTACGTCATGCACTGGGATAGCGTCATTTACGAAGTCAAAATTTGATGTAAAAGGGTTAAATTTTATTCCCATTATTAATCTCCTTAATTTTTATAAATTTATAGTTTTGTGTGTGTAGTCTTTTTCCATTACATACAAGATTTACTTTAGATTTATTTAGTTTAAGTTTTCTTGCTGCCTCAGCTTGGGAATTGTAAATTTTTCCGTTATTAAGACATAATATTTTTATTGCGTTTTTTGGAATTCTATTAGTATTAGCTAATTTAGCATTTTCTATGCACTTTTTAGAAGGTTTTCTACCTTTTAAGGCTTTTGATATATTTTCACAATGCTGTTTAGATCTTATTTTTCCTTTTAAGGCTTTAGATATTTTATCTTTAGTAGATTGTTGCATTGATAAACATCCATCTCCTCCTAAAGTCATATTAATTAATTTACAAGTTTTAGACTTTTGAGATATCTTTCTTACTTCAGCTTCTTTAATAAATTTTTTAGTAGTTAAAGCTATTACTCTCATTAAAGGTCTATATCCTTCTCTTTTTAATTTACTAATCCAATTTATTTTATGTTTGTTGCTTTTTTTGTTATTTACATGATCGCTATACCTCTTATTTAAATTATTAGTTCTTCCTATATACCTAACTTCATTTGTTAATGGATCTACTAATTCATAAACATACATAACTTCCTTGTTATGCATGTTAATAAAACTTGGTATATTTTTAATATTACGATTTAATGACATTTATTAACCTATTATTAGCATCGTATGTTAAAGTTAGTGTAGCTATTGTAACAGTAGCTAGTTTATACGTTACGGTACTTATTTCTCCCAAACCATTTCCAGCGGCTACGTATGTTAAAGCTACTTCATCAAACTCATCTGGAACTAGAGATCCTGCAAGTCTTTTTTCTAAATTGTCAATATCAGTTTCAATATTATTTAGAGATGTGTCAATATCACTAAGCGTTGAATTTGCCGTACTTTGATTTGCAGCCGTTGAGGCTCCTGCTGGTAGTGGTAGACTAGCGGCACTTACAGGTTGAGTCTCGGCTAGATCGGCTTTTCCTTCTAATTCAGTAAGTAGGGCAGCCATAGTCGTTTGAGTAGCAAAGTCCTTACCGTCAATAGAGCTTAGCGTGGATTCTGTAGCGGCACCGGCTGGTAGTGGAAGTGAGGCTGCACTTACAGGTTGCGTTTCAGTAACATCGGCTTTAGCTTGAAGCTCAGTTAGGATGGCGGCACTTGTAGTTTGAGTAGCAAAGTCTTTGCCGTCAATAGAGCTTAGCGTTGCTTCTGTAGCTGCTCCAGTTGGTAGAGGTTGACTAGCTTGGCTTACAGGTTGCGTCTCTGCCAAATCTGCCTTTGCCTCAAGTTCGGTCTGTAGAGCATCTAACTTGGCTTGGATAGATTGTAGTCGTTCTAGCACTGTATTTGAAGTTGGGGTAGCGCTTACTTCACCAATTCGGCTATTGGTGTCTTCAATGTCTGCTTCAATTTGTTGCAGCTCAGTAATAGCTGAGTCCTGTTTGGCTTCTGTAGCTGATCCACTTGGAAGTGGTAAAGAGGCTACTGATACAGGTTGAGTTTCTCCTAAGTCTGCTTTAGCTTGCAGCTCAGTCAGTAAAGCAGCTAGTGTAGTTTGGGTAGCAAAGTCTTTACCGTCAATAGAGCTTAGCGTTGCTTCAGTTGCAGCGCCAGTAGGTAGAGGTAGACTTGAAGCACTAACAGGCTGCGTCTCAGTAACATCGGCTTTAGCTTGAAGCTCAGTTAATAAAGCTGCCAACGTAGTTTGTGTAGCAAAGTCTGTAGCTGCTAAAGCTGCTAGTGTAGTTTGGGTAGCAAAGTCTTTGCCCTCTAGAGCACTTAAAGTAGTTTGAGTAGCAAAGTCCTTGCCCTCTAAAGCGCTAAGAGTTGTTTGAGTAGCAAAATCTTTTCCGTCTAATGAGGTTAAAAGCGTGGTTTGACCGTCGAGCTCAGTATTAACATCGCCTAATTCGGTTATAATAGTATCTTGCTTGGCTTCTGTAGCTCCTCCTGAAATTGAAATGGAGCCTGCTGGTGGGTATGTAAAAACTGCCATGTTATCCTCCTATCTGCTTAGCGGTCATATTGGCTGTCATAGAGCCGGTGCCGGACGTGTTAGTAAATGATAGTTTTAGGTGCGTGAAAGGCATGTCGGAGAATATAATGACGTGATCGCCACTATTTCCTGTAATAGAGATAGCGTCTAAACCTTCTAAATTGTAGTAGGTTCCTTTTTCTCCATTTTTAGCCTGTACTGCCATAGTGCCTACTGGGCTGCTTCCGCTCCACATAACATGGATTGATGCTTTGTCTAGATTTGTAACTACAATTTCTTCTGAATCTTGGTTAGACGAGATGTCTACTTCATCGAAGGGTTTGTAGCCTTTAATTACGTTTTTTCGTGCCATTAAGGACTCCTTTTGGGTTAAGCTGTTTTCCAGCTAGTCGTTATTATAGTTTAGCTGTTATTTAATTTCAATGTCTCCAGTTTCGAACATTTCTAATAAAATAACTGTAAATAGTACTATTCCTAATAAGATCATAACTTGCTCCTTTTACTTAATTTCTTTTTTCTACTTGCTCTATTGATGTCATTTCATCGTCAGCCATGTCTAGTGCTTCGTATTTCCCTAAACTTTCACTTTGAGCTCTTTGTGCCCTTTCTTCTTGTTCTGCTCCAAAGTTAGCTTGAAGTAGTCCAATATTTTTAGGAATTAAAGCAGTATCTGCTGGTATGTTTAATAATGTCCCTATTTTTAATCTTTGTTGATAATTTAAAGTATCTGGGTTGTTAGCTATATATTCCATAGATTGATCTTGTATTCGTTTATATAGATTTGGGTATATATTTTCTAATACTTCTACTTTTTCTCTAGTTAAAGATCCTTTTTCTAGATCATCTAATACTGACATGGGATTATCTATAGCTTCCATATATCTTTCAAATTTTGCCATTTCAATACTAGAAGGACTGTAGTCTTTATTATTTTTTAAAGTTTGTATAGTTCCTTGGGCTGTTATTTTTTTAGGAATCTTATCATCTATAAAATGAACCATGTTGTTTATCATTGGAGTTACTGCTTGTACTGTATTTGGTGCAAAATTATTTAAAGATGCTGTATTTCTTATTAGTTTTTCTGCTAATACATTAGGATCTTTATACTTTTCTATATTTGCTCTTATATTATTTAGAGCTTGTTTTTTATCCAGTGGTTTTTTTCCTTTTTCATCCATAGCAATTGCTGATTTTAATATAGTATATTTTTTTGCAGGTTCTTTAAATTGCTTTAACTTTGCCAAGTTTGTATTTTTAAAAAATCTATTAAGGCTGTTATTGGTTTTTTTAACAATTTCTTTGTTTGTTCTTTCTACGTGTGCAGCAACTATGTACTTGTTAAATGCTTTTGATTTTAATAGAGCTTTTCCTCCTAGTATAGTTCCGGTAACTGTAGGGTCTATTATAGCTCCAGTCATTCCCATCATCATGTCTCTTACGTTTAGTATACTGTTTATATCCTCGTCAGCCATTTTTCCTACTTGAGTATTTCTAGGATTTAAGAATTTAGTAGACAGGCTATAACCTTGATTATGTTTTTTTAAACTGTTTAATAAATTCTCATCTATCAACTCAGCTTTTTTATATAATGTTTCATTTAACATGGTTCTTGCTTGATATATTGCGTTTTCAAACTCTGTAGGATCTTTTACACTTTCAAATTTTATATTAGAATCTAGTTGTTGTCTAAGAGTTCTAAGCTGTGAAGGTTTTAGTTTTTCGTATGTTAGTGGAAGACCTTCTTTTAGATTTCCTCCTAAATGTACTTCATCTATATTATTAACTATTTTTTCTAGAGCTCTAGCTTGTATTCTATCTCCTTCACTGACCGATTTTTTTAATCTTTGTACTTGATCGTCTAAGAACTTCATTACTGGCACTATTGTGTCTACATTATTTAACTCGTCAATTCCTTTTTTTGATATAGCACTGTCTAAAGTTTCATATGCATCATCTAATCCTTTTATAGACTTTTCTTTTATATCTTCAAATCTTTTTAATACGTTACTATTTGATTTAAATTTATCTAATAAACCTTCATCATAAAGAAAATTCATAATTTTTTTAGCTTCTTCTGGATCATCGAAAGACTTAGAAAATGAAGATGTATCTTTTATTTTAAATGCTTTTTTTGTTGCTTTTATTGGGTCCATAAATCCCAATTTTAATTTTGCTGCGGATTTATCAGCGATGTCTTTAGCTTTTGGTATGGTAGCCTGCACTCCTCCAAAAAGTTTACTAGCTGCTCCTCCCATCACTGCTCCTGTTCCTGCTGCGACAAGTGCGTTGGTAGCGTTAAACTCAGCATCTCCTAATATATCTTCTCTTAGTAGATCATGGACGTTAAAAGCTGCTGCTTCCATAGCCGATCCTAGATTTTCTGCTGATACTTTTTCGACTAGTTTTTTAGTAAATTTTTTATTTGCGGCGTTTTTAGTCAGAGTTTTTAATATTTCTTTACCTGCTTTTTGACTAGCTTTTGCTATTAAAGATGGAGCAGTTTTAGCTGCTACTTTGCCTACTAAGGATGTTCCTCCAGATGCTGCAGCGGCTGCTATTGAAGCTCCTATATCGCCTCCGTAGAATTCTAAGGCATTTCTTTTTTTAATTTCTTTTAGTTCTTTTCTGGTATATAGTCCTGCTTTAATTGCAGCTAGTTCTGAGGCAGAATATGTTAATCCTGAAGCAGCTCCTAAGCCAAAAGCTTCTAAGCTTCTGTTTCCATACTTTCTTTCTAGTTCGATTTCTTTACCTACTTCTTCAATATCTTCAGGAGTTAGATCTGATTTTAATTCTGGTAATTCGGACTCTACTCCATAGTACTCATTGTCCGGAGCCTCTATTCCTATAACATCATCTAAATTTATTTTTATCTTATCATCTGCCATATTATTCCTTGTGCCACAATCCTTTTTCTTTTAATGCATTTATCGCCTCTTCTCTAGTTGCATTTTTATATTTAGGAGTGTTTAGAACACTTTCAATATTTTTCTCATTTTTAGCTTTTGCTGAGTGGGAGGTGTAATCTGAAATTTTATATCCTTTTGTGACTACTGCTTTAGATGGTATTCCGTAAGATCTTGATAATTTAGTAAATTCTTTATTTACTTTGTCTACCCTGTTTAAAGTTGCTTTATTCTTATTTACTACTGATTTTATTAAATTTTGTTTTTGTTGTTTTGTAAGCATTTCGCCAGTAGTCATTTTTGCTACAAGTCTTTTTAATGATGAAGGGATTTTAGCGTTTAATTCCATTCCATCAGGAGTTTCTAAAAATGCTCCTATATCCTTTAATGTTTTAAACTCTCCTTCTCTTACTACTGAAGTGGGGTCAAATGTTTTATAAAATAGATATATTAAAGATGCATCAGCAGGACCGGAGTTTTCTTCTATATTTCTCTGCATAGTTTCTAAATTTACTAACATGTCTCCTATGCCTATTTTATCTATTTCTGATCTATATGTGTTATTTAACTCTCTTGCTTGTTTTTGTGCACCTTCATCTAAAAAATATATAGGTACGTCATCTCCCTTTCCTTCTAATATAGCTTTTTGGATTATTTTTTGTTTTTGAAGATTTTCATATTCTTTTGATTTTAGAGCCATTTCTTGAGCCATTTTATTCATTCTTACTCTGGACTCTTTATCTTTTATTATTAGCTCTTTTTTGCTAATTTCTTCTGCGGCTTTTTTATAATGATTAGATAGCAGAAGTTGTGCATGTTCTTTTTTTACGTTTCCTGCCTCTATTTGCTGCTCTACGTCTTTATTTATAGCGTCTTGTAGCATTTTAAATGCAGTGTCTTCAGTTTTGGTAATGGCTGATCCATAAGAAGACATGGCTAGTGCTATTGCCATTAATACTTTTGGACCAGTGTCCATATCTCTTAGATATCTTCCTGAGTCTATTTTATGGTCCTTATATTTATCTAAAGCATCTTGTACTGCCTTAAAATCGTTTTCTGTTTTTTGTTTAAAATCTTCTAAATCTTTTTTTTCTGAAGCTATTTGTCTATCATTAGCTTCTTTTTCCGCTCTTTTTTCTTTTAAAGGAGCTTGTTTTATTAGAATATCTTCTTCTGTGGGAGTAGAAGCTTTATCTATAGCATTTTGAAGCTCTTCTTTTTGCCTAGCATCTAGGCTTGCTCTTAGTGCCTCCTCACCTTCTTTTTTAGCTATAAGTTGCTCCATTTCAGGATCTTCTTCGAATTTATAACCTTTGCTAAGCATAAAATCTTTTTTAGTTTGGTACTCGTTTATTAATTGCTGCTCTTCAATTTCTACTGCGCCTTGCCTTTCTTTTTCTAATTTTAAAGCTGCAGAGTCTTCTTGTTCCATTAATTGCAACTCATTTATTATATCGTCTTGAGACGGAGTTCCAGCCATGTTAGGTGTTCTAGCTTTTATTCTAGTTATAGCTGTTTGATATCTACGATCTGCATTTTGTTGAGTTTCTATTTGAGATTCTGTAGTAGAGGGTAAGTCTTGTTCCGGTTTTATTACTGGAGGTACTGGCTCTACTGGCTGTATAGGAGCTAGTGGAGGCTGTATAATTTCTTGTTGAGTTATGGGATCTATAATTGGCTGCTCAACTATTGGCTGCTCAGCTACTGTCTGTTCTACTATTGGCTGTTCGGCAGCTATTTCTTCCACAGGCATTGTGTCTTCTATCATAGGTTGTTCATTATTTATATTTTCAGCCATTTTAAGCTCCTATTAAGATTTCTTTTTCTTTTTTTCTAATTCTTTAAGTCTTTCATTTAACTGTACTTGGGCAGCTAGAATTGATCCAAATCCTTTTCCATAGTCTACCATTTTTCCATATTCAGTATTTTTTACCATGCTTTTGCCAATTTTTCCTGCTTTTTCAAGATCTTGAGCCATTACAGAAAAGTGACGACCTTCTCCAGCTCCGGGCATGGATGGGTTTTTATATTCGTAGCTATACGCTTTTAATTTATCTAAAAAATCTTTAGAATTCATAGAATCTTTATTTGATTTTTTATTTTTATCTGAGTATGAAACTGATTCTTTTTTATTTTTGTCTGATAACTGAGCTTGTGCCTGTCTCATCATAGCTCTTCCTTCAGATTTTGAAGTAGATGCTACATCTTCTATTCCAGATCCTAGACCTGATATAGCAGATTTTATAGATTCTTTCTTTTTATCTTCTTTTTCATTATCTTTTTTATTTGTATTATCATTTTTAGATTCTATTTTAATATTTTTCTTTTGGTTTTTATCAGAGGGTGCAAATGCAGCTAAAGCTGTTCCTCCTGCCTTAAGTCCAGCTCCCATAAGACCAATATCTTGACCTCTTTGAGTTAATTCTGCACCTCTACGTCCCATGCTATGAGCACCTCTACCGGCTACTGCTGCTCTTTGGGCTTCAAACTGTTGTTGATTTATTTGCCTGGCAAGTTGTTGAGCTGCTAGATCTTGTTGCGATCCTAAAGCTTGTCTAGCGGCTAGTTGGGCACCTAGTTGCTGCTGGCTTTGGGATGCTAAAGATCCAAGTTGTTGTTGAGCGGCTTGTTGTTCTTGCATGCGAGTTACTGCTGATTGTTGTGCTATGTCACGTGCTGCAGCTTGTTGACTTCTCATTAGTTGTCTTTGGGCTGCTGCTCCTCCAGAACCTCTGGTACGACCTGCTGCTGCAAGTTGCTGAGCAAGGCTTCGATCCTGAGATTGTCTCATTTGTGCTTCAGCTAAAGATGGACCTTCTCCACGACTTTGAGCTTCTAATCTTTGCACTAGTCCACGTCTTGCGCCTACGTCTTCTTTTAACTGACCTGCAAGCTCGTCTTGACCGGCTATAGCTTTTCTAGATTCAGTTTCTCCACGTCTACGTAGTGCGTCGGCTCTAGACCTAGCTTCTCCAGTTTGTTCGATTCCTCGCTCGTATAAGCCTCTAAATCTTCTGTTTGTCCAACTACCTTTGCCCATTTTTTATTCTCCTATAATTATAATACTAAAAAATATTTAAATTGTAAAGTTACTTTTAGCACTATTCTCCTTTTGATGTTCCGTAAGTATTAGATCTATCGACTGCTAATCGTTGACCTTTTACGCCTACTTCAAATAACATGTTGGAAATACTAAGACCTTCACCTATTTCTTGGTCCTGAATTTCTTCAATGCGTATTTTAATTGATTGGCATTTTTGAGTTTTTAGATCTAATCTAATTTGATGTACGTTTCCGTCCCCGCCATAAGCCTTAGTTATTGGATTTCCATAAGGCGAGTCTTCTCCGTATGCAGTATCGTCTGTAAAATCTGCTGTATCTATTATTTTTTCTTGTGTAAAAGCTTCATTAAAATTATAAGCTACTCGTATGCGGAGCTTGTGCTTGCTTTTAAATTTAGATAGAAGATAAAACTTGTAAACTCGTTGAAATCCTTGAACTTGTGCAAACGAGATCCATCCTGTTTCAAGGCTTAGATCTATACTAGATCCATGATCATTAAACTTATCATCGTCTTCTTTGTATAGTACAGCATCTGGTCTAAGATAGTAGTAGTCTTCGTTAAGCACTACTGCACTTACTCCTCTATGATTTCCAAAAGTGGTCCATTGTTGTACGTAAAAGTCGTATACTAAACACTCACCTTCTCTAGTTGTAAACCGGACTTGGTTTTTGTCCGATATAACTGCAGCACTAGTTACTGTTAAGTCATTGAAATCTTCTACGGCTGCTCCAATGTATTGTAGGGAGAGTCCTCTGTCTAGTAGGTATATGCCTTTTCTTGATTTGAACATGGTGCCTAGGGGTGTTAAAACTACTGATTTTCCGTCAATAGCTCCTACTTCTGAGCTTACTTGCTCAGGCTCGATAAAAGTATCTTGTTCGCCTAAATTATTTGGACCATCTCCAGATATGTAAAATATAGCATCCTGCTTGAATATTATTAGCTTGTCGTCCATTGTCTGCATTGCTGTAATAGAGCCGCCTACGTTAGATACGTATTTGTATAGAGTATCGTTAAACTCAACCGGCTGATTTTCATCTCTTGTCTTGCTAAAAACTATTTTATCTCTATCTTCTAGTCCTGCTAAAAATATACGATCATTATGTGCTTCTATTATTTGGCTAGAAGGAGCTGGAATATTGTCTAAAAATCCACCAGTAGTGTATAAAATTTCATTGTCTATTAAATCTGTATCTGATACCGTATCTGTGACGTCTACAGTGTTTACGGTAGGATCATTAAATGTTGGATTAGTTGTTGAAGTTACTTTGTAGAAAATTGTCCCACCAGCTTCAGTTCTGTAAAGCTCTATTATTACATTTTCTTTATCTGTAAGACGAAGGCTAGGTACTGTAACTGTTTGAGTTTGAGTAGCTGTTCCTCCTGATAGAGCAATTGATATAGGTATAGATGGAGCTGATCTGTGAATTTGTCCATAATTATCTGTCCAGGCGTATACTGCACTGTACTGGTATGTTCCATCTTCCATCGATCCGCCAGTAGTTGCTGTGCCTCCGTCTACTTTATCTTCTGGAAATAGTTGAAAGCCGTGTTCTACTACTACGTTACCGTCGTACATTTTAAGAGTTCCTCCGGTAATGTGCAGGTTATCTCCTAGTTCGTCGTTTTGGTATGGATCGCTAATATTAAAGTTTAGTTCTGTGCTGTTAATTCCTAGTACGGAAAAGAAAGTCCCATCATCAGTTACTGTCTTTCCTTTAATGAGTGAGCCTATTACAAACTTGTTTTCTTCTAGTAATGATACTTTAGGTAGCATGGTGGTTAATCCACCTCCGATGCTTGGGCTTATTTTACTAATGATACAGCCGTCAGATTCTACTACAAAGTATGTGCTTTGCAAAGTTGATTGGTGCACTGTAGTAACATAGTACTTAGAATTTGTTGAAAATGCTTTTGAGGCTAATCCTACGCTTCTAATGAGTACTGATGCCGTTCCTACTGTTCCAGCAACGTCTACTGTGTTTGATTTTACGTAAGTGTCTTTAGCTGATGCTGCTTCTATTTCGTAAAAAGTTATGTAGTCTGAGCTATCTGGTCGCTGAATGGTAGTTACATTTACTGCATCTGATATTGTCTCTATAACTGTAGCTGCTAATATTTCTCCAGTTATTGTTAGAGCTCTTATGTTTATTTTTACTTCTGTTCCGTTTGAGTAGGTTATAAGTATTCTGTCGTTAGCGTCGGTATATACGTCTATAGCTTTGCTAGGAGTTTCTCCGGCTACAGTTACGATAGAGCTTATATTTCCTATTAAATCTACAGATAGTACGCTTAGTACTGCACCTGTGTTGTTATAGCTTATAATATTTTTATTTGCTGCAGCAGCAACGTCATATATTTTATCAGTAGCATTTAGATCTGAGACTGCAGTAGATTCTGAGCTTATTGTTGTAGGTGCTATTAGATTTACAGTTTTATATTTAATATCTGTTCCATCTATGTAGAATATAAATAAAGTATTTTGGATATTAGTAATTCTAGGCTTAGTTCCTGTGGCACTAATAGAAGCATCGGATAAGATAAAGTTTCCACTTTGATTGTCTTTAATGGTTAGCCGAATTCCTCTAGAATCTTCATATGTAAATGCATTTAGATTGTCTGATGAAACTAAATCTACATTGCTTTTGCTGTAATCATCTCTAGTTACTGGGCTAGAAGTTGGAAAAGCGCTAAAAATTTTACCTTTATTTGTCCATTTATCAATAGCTTCTGATCTAGAGTAGTATTGGTTATCTGTCATTAATCCAAGTTCGTCTCTAAATTTAGTTAAAGTTTTTGCATTTAATATAGAGTTATTATTGATATCTTTAGTAATTATTAATTCGTATCCGTTTCTTTTTCTTAATTTTTTTAAGGTATCAAAGATAGCATTTTCTAACCGTCTTAGGTATCCTATATTTTCTTGCTTTTCATCTATTTTGGTATCTATACCAACTTGAAAAGGAATGGATATAAGTCTTTTTGGTAAAGCCACATTAACCTCTTATGATTTGTGCCATGCTGAAGAACCGTCTCCAACTATCATGGTGCTTGAATTATCTGAAGCTATTATTAGAGAAGATTCATTATCTATAGTATCTGATCCTGATACATTAACGGTTATATTATTTGTATATGATTGTCCAGATGCATCTTTGATTATGTAAATTCTACCTGTTGAAACTGAGTTAGCTAAAGGTAGGGTTATAGCACGAGGAGAAGTAGTATCAACAATAAGATAAACAAAGGTATCCGAGGCGCTAATAGCGATGTCGCCGGCAACACTCGTCGTCTCAAATAGTTGAGCATTACCAGGAGTCGAAGCAAGAGCTCCACCAGAGGTGATCTGAATTGCAACACCACCAGAATTAGTAAAATAGAGATCTCCACTAGATACGTAGACTGATGAGGCATTTGAGGCTCCTGTTAGTGTTGATCCGTTGTTAATGTATTGAGTGCTTAGTAGGCTAAATGGTTTATTAGAGTTAAAGTCTAAGTTTTCATTTATATTTAGACCTGCTGTAGGTACTTGAGTTCCTTTTCCGCTTGTATGATCGTGTGAGTCTATAGTTTCTATAGCTGTATTTAGGTCTGTAGCCCACTCCGGTCCTAATGTGACCGTAGGTGTTGGTAGGTCTAAATTCATAAAAGTTGTCGCCATTATTATCTCCTAAAAAATCCAAATGTCTACTTGTACTGCATGGGAGCATGCTATACTTAGACTCGTAGTCGGTTGAGGATTTGTATCTTGTAAATCCCATATTCTAGAGTCTGCTCTTTTTCTTACTATAAACCATCCGAGTGGTTTGCGTCCTAGTTTGTGCTTAATTTCATTAGATACTCCAGCTTCTAAGCATATATCTTTTACTAAAACTCCGTCTAATGGTGTAAAGTTTAAAACGTATTTTGCAAATTGTTCTACATTTTCTTGTACTTGCTTTACTTCTCTGTCTTTAGCATCTATTTTTTTAAATGCTTTTACGCTATTATTTCGAGCCACTATTAGCTCCTAGTTCGACCGTAGAAAAAGTCGTCATTTTCGATATAAATATCTGATATAGATTCTGGTTCTCCTGCATCTCTATTTTTAGATGATTCCTCTATGCGTCTTTTTAAGTCTGCTTTTTGCGCCATAAGTACGCTTACGTCTGACTCTTCTTTATTTAACATTTTAATAGCTGCATCTACTATTACGTATTCTGCGTAGTAGTTGATGTCGTCAAATGTATCAGTGTCGTCTACTAGTTCTGTACTTTTAGGTATGTACCATACTCTTACTTCTATATTTGAATCTGGTGCTGGGCTAAGTCTTAACTTGTTTCCTACTAGCCTGTATCGTACGTTTGTAATTCCGATATAGTCCCATACTCCGAAGTGTTGAAACCTGTTACGCTCATTAAAGTTAAATGGCTTTAGTGTAAAGTAATCGTCTCCGTTTAGCTTTGCGTCTAAGGCTCTTAGTTTGTAAAAATCATTATTTGGGAATATAGTTGAAAGCTCGTATGATTCTTGTCCGCCTACTGTAGTAAAAGTTGTTTCTTCTACGTAGTAGTCTTCTCCGTAAGATTGTACTAATATATCATGCAATTCTGCGATTGAACTGTTTATGTAATAATTTAATTCTGTATCGTCAACAAATTGACTTTCTTCCATATCTGCTCGCTCTCTGGATCTTTCTCTTAATTGTGCAAGTGTGATAGACATGGTATCTCCTGTGTAAAAAAGCCCCTCATTCGGGGGCTATTAATCCTTTTTAGTCTTCTTTTTCTTCTTCTAGCATGCAGAGTGTTATAAAAGACTTAAGTGCGCTTTTAAGTGCTCCTGCATCGCCGCTTTTAATAGAGCTGATTAGTTCTTCTGCGGCTACGTCATAGCCATTTTGATTGTACTCAACTTCTGCTCCATCTTCTACTTTTTTAGGCTTCATTACTTCTTCTTTCATAGAATCATAGTCGCTAGAGCCACTAAGTTTTTTTCTAATTTTTAAAAGTATTGCGCCTTTTTTCTTTTCATCTATTGGCAATGGCATTTTAGGCTCCTATTATTTTACACTAGAGTTTTTAACGTCAACAACCACGAAAATGTCTGAAGAAGCTTGAGTAGCAGATGCTTCTACTACGATTGTTTTAGCAGAAACTACGTCGTGAGAGTCTACGTGAAATGAAGCTGCAACTCCACCGATTACTGAAACTCCCATTAACTTACTGTAAGAATCTTCTAAAGTAATTGTGTACTGGTTAGTTGAGTGAGAAACTGAAGCAACACCAGCTCCGTCAATTGAGCTTACGTCTCCAGATCCATCAGTGCTAATTACAACGTGAAGGCTCTTCATTTCTTTTTCTAATGATTGGTGTCTTTGAAATCTTCTATTTGCCATGATAATCTCCTTTTAGTCAGACCTCGACAATGAGGGCTGCGATTATTTTTTGTGTTTTTGTTTATGTTCAAGTTGTGCTGCTTGCTTAGCTCGAAACATATCTTTCATAGAAGCATGCTCTTTATTTTTAAGTTTTTTTCTCATTTCACTAGATATTTTATCTCTAGCTGCTTTAGACTTTTTATACTTAGAGTACTTTTGTTTTAAAGCTGCAGCAAAGTTTTTTTTCATGTCTTCCATAGTTAGTCCTAGAAGCTCCTTAGCCCATAAAGGCTAAAGAGCTTATATTAAAAATTAAGAAAGAGTGATGTTAGCGTTGAAACCAGGGGCTTTACATCCTAATTGAGCATAGTACCCAACTCGAACTTCTACAGCATCCGCATTAGTTTCTCTTAACATTTTAAGTCCATCAGAATCTAAGATCTTGGGAGCTTTACCAAGAGAGTAAAGTTTCCAGTGCTCCATAGAAAGCATAAAAGCTTTGTTTTCTGGGCAGTTTTGATCAGGGATACATCTGATTGGTCCACGAGGTCCGTGAATCATGATTCCTCTGAATCCGATTTCACCAACTTTGTGATCAATGTATTGAACTTTAGATCCTAAAGCTTTTTCTAAATCAGAAAATTTGCTGTAGCTCATGAAGCAGTACTCAGGCTTTCCACCTTCTCTACCAACTCTAGCAGCAGCATCTACAAGAGCTTCTTCGATTGGCTGAGCAGATCCGTCGTAACGAATACCAGCTAAACGAGTAGCATCTGAAGATCGGTCAACGCCAAAAAAGTTATCTCCACTAGTAGGAGCACTGTTTGGAAGCCAAGCTAAAAGACCTTTAATTTTAAGATCATAATCACCTTCTACGAAGATGAAGTCATCATTAGCAGATCCAGAACCACCATCGATAGCAGTTTGAGCATCTACAGTTAGAACACCAGAGTCTCTGTTTACACCATTAACAGTTACAGATCCAGATTTTACAGATCCACCACCATCAGCAGTAGAAACTACAATTTCCATTCCTACTTCAAAGTTAGTTACATCTTCAACATTTTTAAGTTGGATTGAAGTACCAGTTGAACCAGTAGCAACTTGACCGATTGAACCAGAACCAGATCCGTAAAGAGAGATAGCTAGTGAACGAGTAGCACTTTCGATAGCACCATCGATTTCAGAAGTAGCAGCTTCGATGAATGCGTTAGCATTTCCTTTAGAAGCTTCGATAGTTTCATTATCGATAGAAGCAAGAGAGTAATCTTTGTTACGAGTAAGTAAGAAAGCTTTGTATTGAGAGTTAGTTTTGTTAGATTGAGCAGTACTAAAAGTAGCAGATCGACCTTGAGGAATTCCAAATTTGATTGGAAGTTTAAGGTTTTCTCCACCAAAGTTTTCGTACTTAGATAACATAGCTAGAAGAGGATTATCTTTGTAAACCATGTTTTCAATTCTTTGATCAGTGTAGTGTTGTTTAAGCGCCGAAGCGAATGAAGTTAAATCTAAAGACATTTTAGACTCCTTTATTTTAAGTTAGTTAGTTGTTATTATTCTTCCCACTTGAGCATTCTGGCTATAGCAGCCTTAGACTCATCATTACTTAAATACTTGGAACCTTGTGTGGAAACCTGTGTTCCTAAGTCGTTAGATAGTGTTGGCGATTCTACCCTTTTTTCTGAAGCTGGTGCTTCTGGCTTGCTGTAAAGACCTTTTAACTTGTTAGTCTCGTATAATTTCTTTGCTTCTTCGAAGAGATATTCCTCAACTTGGTCAGCAGCTTCTTTGTTGCTGAGAATGTTTCCAGTTTCGGCGTGGTGTGACTCTATAAGCTCATAAACTAAGTCTACTGAATCATTGGCTCTTATCATTTCATAGTCTTCAGAGGTGTTGACAAAATCTGTTAATTCTGTCATAAAGTTCTGAATAGTCTCTTGATACTTAGTTTCTTCTGCTTTCTTATCTCTTTCTAATATTTCGTTTCTAATATCTTCTAATTCTCGTGAGTATTTATTTTCTATTTCCTGTCTCATTAGTTCCATTTGCATGTCTTGAGTCAGTTTTCCGTCATTTAAAGCTAGTTCTGTCAGTTTATCGTAGCTAAGTCCTAGTTCTGCTAAAGTTTCTAGAGGATTTTTCTTTAATCTATACTCTAAAGGTACTTCAGGCTCTTTTTGATTAGCTAACTCTTCTTGTTCTTTTTTCCATGCTTCGTACTCGCTATATTTTGCCTCAACTTCTTTTTGACGTGCTCTAAACTCCTTTTCTTTTCTAGATAGAGCTGCAAATTTTTCAGCAAAGTTGGCGTCTTCAGGGCTTTTTACTTCCTCTTCAGATTTAGACTCTTCTGCTACTTTTTCGTTCATAGCATCGCTGATTGACTGTTCCGCTTGTACTTCTTCCGCAGGATTTACAGATAGATCTGTGACTGCTTCTGATTGCATTGATTGTTCTGACATGTTGTCTCCTTTTTTTACTTTGTGCTTTTAGGTACTTAGCCTAAAAACGGACATTGTGGTCCAATTATATTCTGATGTTATACAATAGGAGGTTCTTGACCTTCTACTGGTAGTAAATCGCTAGTTGGCGCAGCCTCTGGTTGAGCAATTGGAGCTTCTGCTGGCATAACCTGGTTTTGAGGAGGCATTGAGCCGGCTTGTGCAGCTAAAGCGGCTTCTTGTTCAGCTTGCATTGCTGCTGCTTCTGCTTTTTCTAATAAGTCTTGGCAGTCTTCCATGTAGCGTCTTAAAAGCTCTAAATTCTCTTCTGGAGCTCCTTCTGATCGGTACTTAAGGTAAGCCATTTGAGCTTTTTGCTTAGCCATGTCTAGATTCTGATACGGCTCTGGTGGCTCATATATAGAGTCGTCTATCATGGATTCGATTTGGCGCTCAATATTATCTATGTCTGCGTTATATAGTGAGTTTGCTTGCTCTAGATCTGGGAAGTCTAGTAGCTTCATTCCGTCTTCTTTAGATATAAAGCCTGCTTGAAGCAGTTCTTGTACGTCTTGCAGTCTACCTGCTGGAGTAGT